AAAATACTCGTCGTTATCTCTTTCATATCCTCTGCTGGTTTAAATTTAACCTTAACCGCCGAGTACCTATCAGGTTCGAACGAAACTTTAAACACACCTGGATACATACCGAAGTGCGTAGAAACACTTCTTAAGTTTATGTTATAATTCAAACTAAAATTAGAATTAATCATAACAATCTTGAACGTTTCAAGCGGTGGTATAAACGCTTCTCCCATAACAAGCTCGAATAAGTATGCAAGTTGTTTGATTATACGTCTACAATCAAATAGATCAGAACACCCTGCAACCTGCAAACTCCCATTCGGAAAAATCTTAATCGATTTCGTACTGAAATTATCATTATATACGAGAGTAATTTGATTATAAAACTTGGTCGGTTTTAATTCTATTTTCCAACCTATTTTACCCTTACCAAGAATAACATCGCCTATAACCTTATTTCCAAAGAACCATTTCAATTTTTTTATATCAATAGTCTTATCAAAACTTGATATCATGGTTATAGTAGTCAGTTTTACCCACGACGGTTTATACTCGTCGGTTATTTCGTTTCTAAACTCATCTAGAGTAAGTAGATACGAAAACGTATTATTATAATGTCGTTTGTTAGACATTTTAATTAACTTTAAAAAATATTACTTAAAGTTAACTTAGGTTACTAAATATGCCTTGTTTTAAGTGTAAAAAGAAAGGAATTCCAATAGTGTGTAAATATTGTAATTTAGGGTATTGTTACTCGTGTATTCAATTGGAAAAACACGATTGTAATGGTATAGACCTTAAAAAACAGGATAGTTTAGAAAAACTTAAAACGCAACTTAAGTTTGAAAAGGAAAAGAAATTTGGTATGATTTAACTTAAAGACTTTAACCTTTTATATTTACATGAAATGACATCGTTTGTCAAATCAGCGCAGCAACTCATAGACGTTGACGGAAACTCCGAAATTATTGAAATAATATACACGAAATATATAGAAGGATACGGGTACGAAGATTTTACAGATGTATTTGAAACATCTTTCGTCGGTAAGCAGATAAACTTTTTACCTAAAAAAACCGTTCGGTATGAACAGTTTCTTGATACAATGGTTAACAATACGACTGAAACGCAAAGAAAGTGTGTTTTAGTCCAATTGGATAACGTATTATTTGAAAATAAGAATGTATACTCACTCATACGAATAATGAACGCAGTTAAGATACTCGATCCTACGTTTATACCACCTCTTATAAACGTAACATGTTCTTGGCAAAAACGTATGGTTAAGGATTTTTGTTTATCAACGTTCCCAAACATTATAGAAACAACAACAAATAATTATAGACTTAACCGTCTTTTTAGAGTGTTACAATTAATAGAAGAAGACATGCGATACTAACAGCTTTTGTATATAATTCGGTATTATTACCATTACCATTACCATTACCATTAGATTTTTGAATCTCCTTTTTTTCAGTAACAGTAAACCCTCTATCTATATTTCTTCCTGGTATAAGAGGTCTAGATAGCGCACACTCATCAGCACGAAACCCCGGTCTTCCAACACCTTTCGATAAAACACCGCAGGCTGGACTAACGTACTCCTTTTGCCCTTCCTCATGTTCTGGAGCTTTATACTTTTGAAAATCGAGTAAGTGTTTACTCGTTCCCGATGGGAAAAAATTTTTTGGATCAACAAATGGATTTATATCATCCATTATGAGTTCATCATTGAGCATTGTTTGACTCATCTTTATTACTATTAAAGAAAATTAAATCTAAACATTATGTAAATGAAAACATACAATAAAATTATACTCACTATCTTACTAACATTAATCATAGGTTACATACTTTACAGGTTAACATGTCAATTTAAAAATGGAAAAACGGAACCAGGAGACGTCGTCACACCCGATGTAGAAGTTACAACCGATGTTCCAGAAATTGAAATCAAAGTTCCACAAGTGAGTAAAGATCCGATTGATATAGCTATAAATGGTAATTGATTAAAACCCAATCTTATCATTTTTACCAAACTTTTTACCTTGTGTAGATGTATTCACAGGTCTATCGAGCGGAACAGTATTTTTATCGGTATCATGTAAATACCCCATAAGTTGGGAAACACCGGTTTGAATCTGACCAGCAGCCGTTTTAATAACAATACCATTCATGAACCTAACCTGTTCCTGAACATTTGAATTAGGATCACCCGAATTATTAATAAAAACAACACGCATTATGCTGTATAAATCGTTAGCGTTTTGATTATCTATGGAAATACCGGTTTTATTTTTAAAATCCTGGCGTATTCCTCTTTGAAGCAAATTTATGTTAAACTCAGAAAAGAACAAAGTGTTCAATGGAGTTGGACACTGTTGTATAGAATTTAAGTGAAGAGCGTCACACATTTAATATAGGCCTGGAAAAAAACTCTTGGTAAATATAAATGATAGTCGCCGCCGATTTTGATCAAGCATATAGCACAAAACCATGTAATTACGAGAAACTACCATGTAAACCACCAACATGTTTCGTTGCATCGTACCCACCTGTTGCCAAGGTGGGAGACCCCAATGGACAATTTTTTGTCAATTCGTCTTTACTCCAGCCGAATAGATTAGCTGAAACCCAAGGTCCAACCACTATAAGAAGTGCAGGTTTCAACTGTCGTGTTAATGAAGAAGAAGAAGAAAAAGATAAGTAAGAAAACTAATATAAAAAAATAAGTATACATAAACTCATAATATGAGAGTTATAAAACGTTCCGGTCGTGTTGAAGACGTAAAGTTTAACAAGGTCACCAACAGGATTTCAAAACTTAAAGATGGACTCTCTGAAAATGTAGATATATCTATAGTCGCACAACAGGTCTTTTCATCCATGTATGATGAAATGAAAACACATGAAATAGATACACTTTCTTCTGAAGTATGTATCGGATTAATTACCAAAGATCCTGATTATGAAATTTTAGCAACTCGTATTGTTGCTAGTAATATACAAAAACGTGCCGCAAATAATTTTCATATCGCCATGCGTAAACTCCATAAGGCAGGTATCATTACCCATGAAGTTCTCGAAGTATCGACAAAGGTTAAGGAAAATATCGTACCAGATAGAGATTTTGATTTCGGATACTTTGGCCTGAAAACTTTAGAAAAATCATACCTCCAAAAAATTGACGGTGATATTATTGAAACACCTCAATACCTATACATGCGTGTATCTATTGGTATACATGGTCACGATGTAGACCGTGTTCTTGAAACTTATGATGCAATGTCAAAGGGTTTATTCATACACGCTACACCAACTCTGTTTAATGCAGGTACACATCGTCCACAAATGTCATCGTGCTTCCTAATTGCAAATAAGGAAGATAGTATCGACGGTATTTATAATACAGTAAAGGAGTGTGCACAAATAAGTAAATGGGCAGGTGGTATAGGACTACACGTCCACGACGTTCGTGGTAACAAATCACATATACGAGGTACTAATGGTACATCCGATGGTATTATTCCAATGTTACGCGTTTATAATTCAACAGCAAGGTATGTTAATCAGGCAGGGAGACGTAAAGGGTCCATTGCAGTATACCTCGAACCTTGGCATTCAGATATTATTGATTTCCTCGATATTCGATTAAATCAAGGTGATGAGGAAGCTAGGTGTAGAGACCTATTCACGGCTATGTGGATTCCCGATTTATTCATGAAACGTGTCGAAAATAACGAAAAATGGTCACTATTTTGTCCCGATAAGGCACGAGGTTTATCGAATGTATACGGTAAAGAATTCGAAGACCTTTACGAAAAATACGAAAGTGAAGGTCTCGCAACTACAGTTGTTCCCGCAATAGAAGTTTGGAAAAGTATTATAAAATCACAAAGCGAAACGGGTACACCGTATATGTTGTATAAAGACGCGTGTAATGAAAAATCAAATCATAAACATATAGGTACAATCAAATCATCAAACCTTTGTACAGAGATTTTGGAATATACCGATAAGGATGAGACAGCTGTATGCAATTTAGCATCAATTGCTTTACCTAAATATGTAAACAAAGAAACAAAAGAGTTTAATCACGAAGAATTACACCGTATTACAAAAATGGTTACACGAAATCTAAATAGGGTCATAGATAAAAACTTTTACCCTACGGAAACCGGACGTAATTCAAACATGCGTCATAGGCCAATAGGTATTGGTGTACAGGGACTTGCAGACGTATTTATAATGTGTAGAATGGTGTTTGGATCCGAAGAATCACGTAAACTTAACCGTGACATATTCGAAACCATTTACCACGCATCTCTCGAATCCTCGTGCGAACTTGCTGAAATGTACGGACCTTACGATACTTTCAATGGATCACCTTTCAGTAAAGGTATTCTCCAATTCGATATGTGGGATCGAGATCCACAGTTCAGTGGAAGATATGATTGGGATGCAATGCGAGAACGTGTTAAGGAAGGTACAAGAAATAGTCTCTTACTCGCACCCATGCCCACTGCAAGTACATCACAAATTCTGGGAAATAACGAGTGTTTCGAACCGTACACGACAAATATCTATTTAAGACGAACACTTGCAGGAGAATTCGTAGTCGTAAACAAGCACTTAGTTGAAGATTTGAAAGAAATCGGACTCTGGTCAAAGGAAATGAAAGATCTCATGGTTAAAGCAAATGGATCCGTTCAAAACATTATCGATATACCCGACGATCTTAAAGAACTATACAAAACGGTATGGGAAATGAGTCAAAAAACTATCATTGATATGGCTGCTGATAGAGGTGTATATATAGACCAAAGTCAAAGTATGAACTTATTCGTCGAGAGTCCGACGGTTTCAAAACTTTCGTCTATGCACATGTACGCTTGGAAATCGGGTCTGAAAACGGGTATGTATTACCTTAGAAGTAAGGCAAAGGCGCGCCCGATCCAGTTTAGTCTAGAGGCGGAATGTACCATGTGTTCTGCCTAAATAAAATTATAAATCTATATAAATGGGGCTTGATAATAATAAACTAAATAAATTAAACCATTTAATACAGGGTAAGAAACTTCATCTTGAAAATTTAAAACTTAAAAAGCAAACTAGTTTAAACAAAATTCTTCAAATGAGTAAAAATTTTAAGAAAAAGGAAAAGGAAAAAGGTTCGGGACGTGCACATCTAAATTACGCAAATGCATTAAAAAATGTCACGAACATTGATAAAAACATGGAAAAGATAAAAAAGGAATTAGACGAATTAAGAAACGATAAACGTAAGCTTATTGAACGAAGAAAAATAGAAAATTAGGTTAATATTTTTTTAATGATCTTGTACCTCATAATCATATATGAAACATGTATCTCTATGATTTTGAGACGTAACCAGTTCATTACCTGGTATTATTATTACTATTTCTTTTTATTTATTAATATTTTTTGCTCAACAAAGCTTGAGGTTTTAAATTCTAATTTTGAATCTTTCAAGATATTTTTGATTTCCATTTGATCACTTGGATCAATCGAATTGCTTATTATTAACCAAGTCACCGCTCGATACATTGCGCCAGTATCTAAATAAATAAAACCAAGTTTTTTGGCAAATGCTTTAGTTACTGTGCTTTTCCCTGCACCAGCTGGACCATCAATCGCAATAATTGGTTTTCGTTGCATAAGAAAAGTGTGATCAATTAGCCTCGTAGACCCACATTTTACTGCTGCTGCTAAAAGGCATAGTCCATTTATATTTTCTGTTTCTTTTAATGAAAATGGATCTACTACTTTTAGATATTCAATTTTTAAATTGTTTTCTTTAAGTATGGAAGCTATTTTTGTGAGGTTTATTATTTTCTCTTTCTCAAATTCTGTTTTTGCTACTTTGATTGCATTAGGTAATGATTGAGCATGTACTCTTTCAGAATCGCTCAAATAAGAATTCCTTGAACTATAAGCAAATCCACTTTGGTCTCTTTGTGTGGAATAGGATTCAATTTTTATAGGTATGGATAGTTCTTGAAATAGCTTTCTAATAATAATCAATTGTTGCCAATCTTTTTCTCCTAGGATTAGTTTCTCTGGTCTGATAATTCTGATGAGACGAATAATAACTGTTGCTACTCCATCAAAATGCCCTGCTCTCTCTGCACCGCATAATTGATTGTGCAATGTTTGCGGAACTTGAATTTTAAAATGTGAATTTTCTCCCCCAGGAAAAACTTCAAAATAATCTGGAGCCCAAATTGCATCTGCTCCCGCATTAAAAG